GAAAGAATGCGTATTACCTCCGCAGGCAGCGTTGGTATAGGGACTACTAGTCCAAGTCAAAAGCTTGATGTAGCTGGTAACATATCTTTAAGACATACTACGGAAGATGCTGTAAAGTTTGGATCTGCTGGTGATTTATACGGCACGTCAAGTGCTAATAGTGTAAAACTTCAAAAACCTGGTAGACCTCAATACTTTCTTTTTGGAACTCAAACAGGGTACTTCCAAGTAAGTGACGGAACAAACAATATATTATTAAGAGCAGAAAGTACGCCTGAAGTAAACATATACAACACAGGAGCTTTAAACTACACTCAACATAGTGCTACAAACAATAATAACGGAAATGTGCTAACATGGAGTAATAGTACTTCAGGAAACGGAGAAAGAGGAAGAGTATCTATTGTAGGAGATTTAAGATTAGATGATTATTCTTCTGGCTCAGCTGTAAATGTAGTTAATATTGAAAACAACGGAGATGCTTACTTCTCAGGCAACGTAGGAATAGGTACAACTGATCCTGGAACTAAGCTTGAAGTAGAAGGCAGTGTTAATGGCGATGTAGAGGCGAGGATATACAACTCTTTTGACGATAACAATGCCTCAAGTACACCTAGAGCTGGGTTGTGGCTAGAAGCAGCTAGTAATAATGGTTACTTTAGGGTGCACGGAGCTCCAGCTGATACGGTGTCTAAGCACCAAATAGATTTAGGATCTTCAGCAGGTAGCAGCTTTTTAACATTTACTCTTGGAATTATAGAGCGTATGCGTATTACTAATTCTGGTAACATAGGAATTGGAACTACAAATCCAAATGAGAGGTTATCAATTGCTCCAAGCACTAACACATCAGCTGAAATAGGTTACGCGCATGTTGGATATATGGGACACAATACATATGCAGGATTTAGCCATGTTAATCAGAATACCACACTTAGTTATGCTTTTTTACAAGGTTCAAATGGAGAGACTTTTATAAACGCACCGACTGGGCAAAACGTAAACTTTAGGATCAATAATTCAACCCACATGATCCTTAATAGCGGTGGTAATATAGGTATAGGTACAACTAATCCAGTAGCACCTTTAGACGTAAATGGTAATATACAGATAACTGGATCAGGTAACACGTTAATATTTGACAACTCATCGGTAAAATGGCAGCAATATGTAAATGGAAACGAGTTTACATTAAGATACAATGGTGGTGCTTGGAGTGAAAGACTTAGAATAGATACAGATGGTAACTTGGGTGTTGGCACTACTAATCCTACGGAAAAACTAGATGTAAACGGAATTGTAAAGTCAACTGGCTTATATGTCACATCAGCACCTAGAATAGATGCAGGTGGTGGTAGCCAGCCAGGCCCAATACCAAACCAGTCACCTTCTGATGCTATCGTTAGATCAGGTGGAGACACAGCCATATATCTATCAGAACCCGATGAATGGTTAGTGGTTAATATAAGTGGAGTAGATTATGTAATACCGGCGTATCTATGATGAAGTTAACACCTGAATTAAGAAAAAAATTAGAAGCTAAAGGTAAAAAATTAGTACCTATAACTTTAGAGCAATTAAGCAAAGCTAAAAAATTAACAAATAAATACAAAAAAAATGATTACTTACAACTGGGACTGTAAAACAGTCGACGTAAAACCGACAGAAGGAGATTTAACTAACGTAGTGTACAATGTACATTATAAAGTAGAAGCTACAAAAGGAGACTATAGCGCAACATCTATTGGTACCCAAACGATAACTTTAGACGAAGACGCTACTTTTGTTTCGTTTGACGATCTAACTAATGCTACTATAACAACTTGGGTTCAAGCTGCGATGGAAGATGGACAACCTGCTGCAATTGAAGCATCTTTAGCTGAAGTTATTACAGAAAAAGAAACACCTACGTCAGTAACTATGACAATAGAAGACTAATATTAGTAAAAAACGTTAAATTAGCGTGATAATACAGAAGTAAACAATTAAATTTTATTATGGACTTAAAAATTAAAGACGAAGAATTAGTAAGGCTACAGGCTTTAGTAAACCAAATTAGCCAAGCACAAATGGAGCTTGGACAAGTTGAATCTAGAAAATTTGACTTAATAGCAGCTATCCCTGCTTTTAGGAAAGATTTAGAAACTTTTCAAAAAGAGCTTGAAGAAGAGTATGGTAAGGTTACTATCAATGTAAATGATGGAACAATCAGAGAGCAAGAAGATGGGGCTGATAAGAAAAATTAGTGTAGGTAAAGATTATAAGAACGAAGCAATGCATTACTCCGTAGGCCAAGAGGTTTACGGAGGACATGTTATAAATTCTATAATTGAAGAATCAGATATGTATAAAATATATATCATGAAAAACAATGAGATTTTGCCATGGAAAGATTTTAATAAAAACATGGCTATTGCAGTTGAATATAATTTAGAATACTAATGCACGGTTGGGACAACTTTATAGTGTCGCCTGTAAGATCAAGATATGACAATACTAAAAAAGTTGGTGATAAAGATCTTATATTAAACACTGAGATATTTACTCATAAAAACGTAAGCAATAACGCTATAGTTGTTGGCTTGCCTAAAAACAAACAAACTAACATAAAGATCGGGGACGAAGTAATAATACATCACAATGTATTTAGAAGATGGCACGACGTAAGAGGCAAAGAGCAAAACAGCAGTGGCTTCTTTAGTGAAGATAAATACCTAGTAAATGACGATCAATTATATATATATAAAAACAAAGACCAATGGAAGTCGCTAGACGACTATTGTTTTGTGAAGCCAATAGCTAATGATGATATGTTTTCATTAGACAAAGAAAAACCATTAGTTGGAATACTTAAATATTCTAATGACATACTTAAGTGTGCAGGTTTAAACGTTGGTGATAAAGTAGGTTTTATACCTGGAAGTGAGTTTGAGTTTATTATAGATGGCGAGCGTGTTTATAGAGTAAGAACTAAAGCAATTACAATTAAATATGAATACGAAGGAAAAGAAAGAGAGTATAATCCAAGCTGGCTATAGAGCAGTAGAAGAGCTAATTAAGGTAGCAGAAGAAAAAATTATAACCAATACGGAAGATGATGTTTCTGCTGATAGACTTAAAAACGCTGCAGCTACTAAAAAGTTAGCTATATTTGATGCTTTTGAAATACTTACTCGTATTGAAAACGAAAAAGCTATACTAGATAATAAACCTATTGAAGATAAAAAAGAAGCTTTTAGTGGTTTTGCGGAAAGGAGAAGTAAGTAATGTACAATCAAAGCTTATACAGAATAGTAGACGACCACATACCTATAAATGCTTTCAAAAGGCTAAACAAAGCTAAACGTTGGGATTATGGCTACAATAAAGATTACGATGTTGTAGTTATAAGCAAGACAGGCAGGATAGGTCAAGTATATGAGATACAGAACCTTAAAATAGCATTACCTCCTGAAAATAACATACATAAGTTTAAAAGCAATAAATGGGAGGTGATACCTTATCCCAAGGAATTAAATAGAATAAAAACAATATTTGATTGGAAAGAACTTCCAAGCGATTTTAAAAACGAATACATAGATTACATTGAAGCTGAATTTAAAAAAAGAGAAGAAGGGTTTTGGTTTTACAACAAGGGTAATCCTACTTATATTACTGGTACTCATTACATGTACCTCCAGTGGTCGAAAATCGATGTTGGAAATCCAGACTTTAGAGAAGCAAACAGACTTTTCTTTATATTTTGGGAGGCATGTAAAGCAGACAAACGGTCCTATGGTATGTGCTATCTTAAAAATCGTCGATCAGGATTCTCATTTATGGCCTCAGGAGAAACTGTTAATCAAGCAACTATTAGTTCGGACGCACGGTTCGGAATATTGTCCAAATCTGGACCAGATGCCAAGAAAATGTTCACAGATAAAGTTGTACCAATATCAGTCAATTATCCGTTCTTTTTCAAACCAATACAAGACGGAATGGATAGACCAAAGACCGAATTGGCATATAGAGTACCCGCTTCAAAACTCACAAGACGGAACATTACTAGCTCCAACAAACCTGAGGAACTCACTGGACTGGATACTACAATAGATTGGAAAAACACCGGTGACAATAGTTATGATGGTGAAAAGTTAAAATTGCTAGTACACGACGAGAGTGGCAAATGGGAAAGACCTAACAATATATTAAACAATTGGAGGGTTACAAAAACAACATTAAGGCTTGGTAGTAGGATTATAGGCAAGTGTATGATGGGATCAACCAGTAACGCACTTGACAAAGGTGGTAACGAATTTAAGAAACTTTACAATGAGTCAGATGTTACAAAACGGAACAGAAATGGACAGACAAATTCTGGCCTCTATTCTTTGTTCATACCTATGGAATGGAACTACGAAGGATTCATTGATTCTCATGGACTACCTGTTTTCGAAACACCAAGTGAACCAGTTTACGATCCTAATGGAGAGTTAATAGATGTTGGAGTAATAGATCATTGGCAAAACGAAGTAGATGGTTTAAAATCTGATCAAGATGCTTTAAACGAATTTTATAGACAGTTTCCTAGAACTGAAGAACATGCTTTCAGAGACGAAACTAAAAACAGTATATTTAACTTAACAAAAATATACGAACAAATAGATTATAACGAGGAAACAGTAGATTTAACTATAGGTAATTTTCAATGGTTAAACGGGGTAAAAGACACTAAAGTTATGTTTTTGCCAAACCAAAAAGGTAGATTTAAGTTAAGTTGGGTTCCTCCTTTAGAGCTACAGAATAAGATAATAATAAAAAATGGTGTTAAACATCCAGGTAATGAGCATATGGGTGCTTTTGGATGTGACTCTTACGATATATCAGGAACCGTAGACGGTAGAGGATCTAAAGGATCTCTGCACGGACTTACTAAGTTTAGTATGGAAGATGCGCCAGCAAACGAGTTCTTTTTGGAGTACATAGCTAGACCGCAAACTGCTGAAATATTTTTTGAAGATGTACTAATGGCTTTGGTTTTTTATGGTATGCCGCTACTGGCAGAGAATAACAAACCAAGATTATTATACTATTTAAAACGTAGAGGTTATAGAGGATTTTCTATGAATAGGCCAGACAAGATATGGAATAAATTATCTGTAGCAGAAAGAGAAGTTGGTGGTATGCCTAATTCATCTGAAGACATAAAACAAGCCCACGCAGCAGCGATAGAAATGTATATAAATGATCATGTTGGTGAAAAAGGTGGACAGTACGGCTCGATGCCTTTTAATAACACATTGAACGATTGGGCTAAATTCGATATAAATAGAAGGACAAAGTTCGATGCTACGATAAGTTCTGGTTTAGCTATAATGGCCTGTAATAGGCACTTGTACTCACCAAGGCAAAATGTAGAGAAAAGTAAAATAAATTTAAGTATAGCCAAATATATGAACAAAGGCTTTAATTCAAAAATAATAGAAAGATAGTATGGCTGAGTCAGTTACCGCGCATTATTTTCCTAGTCAAGTTGTTAGTGATATAGAGAAAAGTTCCATGGAATATGGACTTAAAATAGCCAAAGCTATAGAGTACGAGTGGTTTAATTTCCCAACTGGTACTGATAGATTTGCTAGCAATCAAAACAACTTCCACAAACTACGTTTGTATGCTAGGGGAGAACAATCAATACAAAAATATAAAGATGAGTTATCGATAAACGGTGACTTAAGCTATTTAAACTTAGATTGGAAGCCAATACCTATTATACCAAAATTTGTTGATATAGTTGTAAACGGAATATCAGAGAGAACCTTTGATATAAAAGCATACTCTCAAGATCCATTTGGTGTATCAAAGAGAACTAAGTACATGGAAGGCATAATTGCTGATATGAAAACCAGAGATCTTAATCAGTTTGCTGAAGAAGCTTTTGGTATTTCAATTAGCACTACTCCACCAGATCAACTACCCGACAGCGAAGAAGAGTTGCAATTACACATGCAACTTAACTACAAGCAAGCAGTTGAATTAGCTGAAGAGCAAGCTATAACTACTATATTGGAAGGCAATAAGTATGAGCTCATAAGAAAAAGGGTTAATTACGACCTAACAGTTTTAGGTATTGGTGCTGTAAAAAATGTTTTTACAAAATCAGAAGGTATTAAGGTTGAATACGTAGATCCAGCAAATATAGTTTATTCATATACTGAATCTCCATATTTTGAAGACGTATACTATATAGGTGAGGTTAAAACAATACCTATAAATGAAATTAAAAAAGAGTTTCCTAATCTTACTGACGCGGAGTTAGAAAAGATGAGTAAGCAAAGCTATCAGTCAAAAGGCTTTTATAATAGAAGCTTGACTGAGTCAACTAACTTAGATAGAAACCAAGTTCAAATACTTTACTTTAACTTTAAGACCTATGCTAATGAGGTTTATAAAGTAAAAGAGACAGCTACAGGCGCTAGTAAAGTAATAATAAAAGATGACCAATTTAATCCTCCTAATGAATTGCTAGAGGAGAGATTTGGAAAGATGTCTAGACAAATAGAGGTTCTTTACGAAGGAGCTTTAGTGTTAGGATCTAATCAATTGTTGAAATGGGAGTTAGCTAAGAATATGATGAGACCTAAAAGTGATTACACTAAGGTTAAAATGAATTATTCGGTTGTAGCGCCTAGAATGTATAAAGGTAAAATTGAATCATTAGTAGGTAGAATAACTACCTTTGCTGACATGATACAAATTACACACCTCAAGCTTCAACAAGTTATGTCTCGTATGATACCTGACGGTATTTATCTTGATGCAGATGGGCTTGCTGAAATAGATCTTGGTAATGGAACTAATTACAACCCGCAGGAAGCATTAAATATGTTTTTCCAAACAGGTAGTATAATTGGTAGATCAATGACTTCTGACGGAGATATGAATCCGGGTAGAGTTCCAATACAAGAGATACAGAGTGGCTCAGGAGGATCTAAATTAGCCTCATTGATACAAACATACAACTACTACCTACAAATGATCAGAGATGTCACCGGATTGAACGAGGCGCGTGATGGTAGTACTCCTGATAAAAATGCTTTAGTAGGTATACAAAAAATAGCAGCAGCTAATTCTAATACCGCTACTAGACATATACTACAAGGAGGTTTATATTTAACATCAGAACTTGCTGAATGTATATCTCTTAGAATATCCGATGTTATAGAGTATTCACCAACTAGAGAAGCTTTTATACAAAAAATTGGAGGGCATAACGTAGCTACGCTTAGTGAAATGGCTGATCTGCATTTATATGACTTTGGTATATTTATAGATCTAGCACCAGACGAAGAAGAAAAGCAAATGCTTGAAAACAATATTCAAGTTGCACTTTCAAGAAATGGTATAGAGTTAGAAGATGCTATTGACATTAGAGAGATTAAAAACATAAAGCTAGCCAATCAACTCCTTAAAATACGTAGGAAAAAGAAAGCCCAGCAAGATCAGTTGGTGCAACAACAAAATATACAAGCTCAAGCCCAAGCAAATGCTCAAGCGCAACAGGTCGCTGCACAAGCAGAAGTGCAGAAAAACCAAGCAATAGCTCAGACTAACTTACAGGTTGATCAAAACAAAGCGCAGATGGATATGCAGAAAATGCAACAAGAGGCTATGCTTAAGAAAGAGTTAATGAATCACGAGTTCCAACTTAACATGCAACTCAAGCAGATGGAAGTTGAAATACTAAAAGAACGTGAAAAACAAAAAGAAGATCGAAAAGACGAAAGAACTAAAATTCAAGCGTCACAACAGTCTGAATTAATAGATCAAAGAAAAAAAGATACACCACCTAAAAACTTTGAATCATCAGGTAATGATATAATGGGCGGAGGTTTTGGATTGAACGCGTTTGATCCAAGATAATAAACAATTTTTTAAATTTTATAATATTTTATTATGGCACAAGAAGAAAAAGAAGATGTAATCGAAGAGGTTACTGAACCACAAACAGATGCAATTGTTGAAGAAACACAGCAGCAAGAGGAAACACAAGAGCAACCAGAGTTTAAGAACGAGGTTCTTGAAGACGGTACAATTAAAGTAGATTTAAGATCTTTTAATACTAATTCTGAGCAGCAAAGCGAAGAGCAAGTAGAAGAAGCCGAAGAAGAAACTACGCAACAAGTTGTAGAAGAAGTTGCAGAAGAAGCTACCGAGGAAGTAACTGAAGAACAACCTATAATCGAAGAAGTAACAGACGAAGAAGTACTCGATAAACTAGAAGAAGACATAGAAGAAGCTATTTCAATTGCTGAAGAAAAAGGTACTGAGCTTCCTGAGAGCATACAAAAAGTTATAGACTTTATGGATGATACTGGAGGTAGTTTGGAAGATTATGTTCAATTAAATAAAGATTACTCAAATATGAGTGATAATGAGTTAGTAGAACAATATTTGAAAGCTACTAAACCTCACTTAACAGATGAAGAAATAAGTTTTGTAATGGAAGACTTATATTCTTACGACGAAGATTTAGATGACGAAAGGGATATTAGAAGAAAAAAACTAGCACTTAAAGAGCAAGTTAACAACGCTAAGAATCATTTAGAAGGTCAAAAATCTAAGTATTACGAAGAAGTAAAAGCTGGTTCAAAGCTAACGCCAGAACAGCAAAAAGCGGTTAACTTTTTTAATCGCTATAACAAAGAAACTGAGGAGACAGCTAAAGTAGCTGAGCAACAAAAAAGTGTTTTTAATAAGAAAACTGAAGAAGTTTTCTCTGATAAATTCAAAGGTTTTGAATACAATATTGGAGACAAAAAATTTAGGTTTAACGTTAATAATGCTTCTGAAGTGAAATCCAAACAGTCTGATATTAATAATTTCATTAAAAAGTTTTTAGATGAAAATAACAATATTAAAGACGCTAAAGGTTATCACAAATCGTTGTTTACCGCTATGAATGCTGATGCTATTGCAAACCATTTTTATGAACAAGGTAAAGCTGATGGTATTAAAGGCAGTATTGATAGATCTAAGAATATAGATATGGATCCACGTCAGTCTTATCAACCATCAACTCAAACTGGAGGCATAAAAGCTAGAGTGGTTAGCGGTGACAGTTCTTCTCAATTTAAAGTGAAAATTAAACAATAACAAATTAAAAATTAAAAATTATGAGTTTTGCAACTGGGGGAGCGTTCCCCGCAGGATTAACTCCTGCACCAACCAAAACGTTGTTCGATAAAAACTATTTAGCTATCGGAGACAACGACTTTAACTTTACTAAACAATTCTTACCAGAAGTTTATGAAAAAGAAGTAGAGCGTTACGGAAATCGTTCTATCTCTTCTTTCTTGCGTATGGTAGGAGCTGAAATGCCAATGGCTTCTGATGAGGTTGTTTGGAGTGAGCAAGGACGTTTACACGTAGCTTACGACAATGCAAAAATTGCTACAGTGAACACCGCTACTGATAACACTATCAATATCACCGGACACGCTATTAGAGCAAACCAAACTATTATTGTAGCTAACGGTATCACTACTGTTAAAGCTTTCGTTAAGTCAGTAGCTACTGACAGTATCGAAGCTTATCCTTTAACTTCTGCTACATGGCCAGCAACTTTCGTAGCCGCTGTAACAAATCCTGATCTTAAAGTATTTGTATACGGTTCTGAATTTGCTAAAGGATCTGCAGGTATGGCTGGTTCGATAGACGCTGGTTTCCAAAGATTTTCAAATAGCCCAATTATCTTGAAAGACAAATATTCAATCAATGGTTCTGATACCGCTCAAATTGGTTGGGTTGAAGTTACTACTGAGAACGGAGCTTCTGGATATTTATGGTACTTGAAGTCTGAGCACGAAACAAGACTACGCTTTGAAGATTACTTAGAAATGTCTATGGTAGAAGCTGAAAAAGCTACTGTCAATATTGACATCTTAGACAGCGCAGGAGTTGATTCTGGAGCTAACGTACGAGGTACTGAAGGTCTTTTTGCTGCTATTGAGTCTAGAGGATTAGTATTCAACGATCATGATTTCAATAACTCTACAGGCCTTACAGGTCTTGCTGAATTTGATCTTGTTTTACAAGAGCTAGATAAGCAAGGAGCAATTGAAGAAAACATGATGTTCTTAGATCGTGGTACTTCTTTAGCTATCGATAACATGTTAGCACGTGCTAATTCTTACGGAACTGGTGGTACTTCTTACGGAGTATTTAACAATTCTGAAGATATGGCTTTAAATTTAGGTTTCTCTGGTTTTAGACGAGGTTCTTATGACTTCTACAAAACTGATTGGAAATACTTAAATGATGCTGCTACACGTGGTCTTACTCAAGACATCGATGGTGTTCTTGTGCCAGCAGGTACTTCAACAGTATACGATCAGACATTAGGTAAGAATATCGCTAGACCTTTCTTGCACGTACGTTACCGAGCTTCTGAAGCTGATGACCGAAGAATGAAATCTTGGATCACTGGTTCAGTTGGAGGAAACTACACTTCTGACATCGACGAAATGAACGTTCATATGCTATCTGAAAGATGTCTATGCGTTCAAGGAGCTAACAACTTTATCTTATTCAAAGATACTACTGTATAGTTCTAAAACAAACAATGTAAATAATTACCCTCGTCTTAATAACGGGGGTAATATTTACTTTTTAAATTTTTAATTTTATTATATTATGGCAAATAAAAAAACTAGTACAGAAACTGTACATACTGAAGAGGTTTTGGTTGAAAAAACAACTACTCAAAAACCTAAAGAAATAAAAACACCAAAAAAACCTGATTGGGAGTTTAAAGATAGAACTTATTACTTAATGGATGGTAAGCAACCTTTAGTTTTAACTATACCTGGCAAGCATACTGAAAAAAGAAGCTTACTATGGTTTGACGAAGAAAAAGGTTACCAAAGAGAGCTAAGATACGCAACTAATCAACACAGTCCATTCGTTGATGAACAAGAAGGACCTGTAACTTTGGAGCATATCATATTTAGAAATGGATCTCTAACTGTTCCAGCGCGTAAAGCTAATTTACAAAAGTTATTATCGCTATATCACCCACTTAAAGATCAAGTATTTTTTGAATTCGATGCTGTAGCTGTAGCGGAATATGATTTAGACGATATAGAGATAGAAATAGATGCTCTAAACTTGGCTAGAGAATTAGACATAGACATGCTAGAAGCTATACTTCGAGTAGAATTTGGTAACAAGGTATCTAACATGACATCTAAAGAAATAAAAAGAGATGCTATGATATATGCTAAGAGAGCACCAAAAACATTTATAACGCTAGCAAACGACGATAACGTACATTTGCGTAATATTGGCGTAAGAGCTGTTGAGCAAGGACTTGTAAATTTATCACAAGATCAACGAAGCTTTAGCTGGTCTTCAACAGGAAGAAAACTATTTAATATACCATTTGATGAAAATCCATACTCAGCGCTAGCTGCTTGGTTTAAAACAGATGAAGGTGTAGAAGTTTTCAAAAGTGTAGAAAAACAATTAAAATAATCAAGCACTTATATGAGGTGGTCATCTCTATAGGTGACCACTAAATATAAAAAAAGAAATTATGGCAGTAAATATAAACACAGTTTATCTAAGGGTTTTAGCTATAGCCAATAAAGAACAAAGAGGCTATATAACTCCGCAAGAATTTAACACGCTTGCAAATCAAGCTCAATTAGATATATTTGAGCAATATTTTTATGATCTTAATCAATTTTTAAGACTGCCAGGCAACGATACCATCCATTCGGATGCTGTCGATATGTTAGAAGAAAAAATAAGTATTTTTGAAAGATTCGATGTTCCAATAGGCATCGGAAATCTAACAACTCTAGGTGTATATAGACTTGGTGCTATATACAATAGAACACTTATAGATGGCGTTAATGTTAAAGTAGAAGCACAGCGCCTTAATCCAAACGAAATACGACACTACTTAAACTCTCCATTAACTGCTCCAACAGTTAAAAGACCCGTATTTTACATACAAACAAATCAAATAACTGTTTTACCACCTGAAGCAGATAGTTTAACTATGAACTATATAGTTAAGCCCGCCACAGTTTACTGGGGTTATACTATAATTAATGATGAAGCGCTTTATAATCCTTCAACATCTACAGATTTTGAACTTCACCCATCAGAGGAAACTGAATTAGTTTTAAAAATACTATCTTTAGCAGGTGTAGTTATAAGAGATCCACAACTATACCAAATAGCAGCCGCAGAAGACGCTAAAAATATTCAACAAGAAAAACAATAAGACATGGCATTATTTAAAGGAACAGAAAGACAGTACTACACTAATAGCGCATCTTTTACGGGTGATGGGGTACGGGTTTTATATTCGCTAACTGCAGTGTTCAGTCCTGCGCCTGCCGAAGGAGAATTTGAAGTATTCATAGACGGTGTAGAGCAGAGTAGTAGTACTTATACATATGCGCCTAATCAAATAACATTTCTTACCGCTCCAGCAGACGGGGCTATAATACTGGTAAAGCAATTAGCAGAAAATGAAAAGCTAGGTAATTATCAGTATATATCTATAGATGATTTAGTTAACAACTTTAGGGTTGGTTATGTTGGAGAAGGTAAAATAATATCAAAAGTAAAAATACCTGATATAAATTTTCACTGCCAAAGAGCAATTGCAGAATTAAGCTACGATACACTTAGATCTGAGAAGTCACAAGAAATAGAAATACCTCCATCATTAAAGATGAAACTTCCACATGACTATGTAAACTACGTACAGTTTTCATATAAAGATGAGTCAGGTGTTGAAAGAATAATTTATCCAGCTAGAAAAACAAGTAATCCTACAGCTATAATACAAGACGCTAACTATGATTACGCTTTTGATAATGATGACTCGTTGCTAAAAGCTTTTGATTCAGAAACATGGAAAGCTTTTAAATCAGCTACATCTGTTCAAGAGAATGCAGAAAATATAACTGATCTAGACGTTGATGCCACTATGGCTGAAGGTAGAAGATATGGACTAACTCCAGAACACGCACAATTTAATGGCTTATTTTACATAGACAATGAAAGAGGTTATGTGTTCTTTAGTTCAGATCTTAATAGCAAAATAGTAACTATTAAATATATAAGCGATAATCTAGGTACTGAAAACGAAATGAGGGTACATAAGTTCGCTGAAGAAGCTGTATACAAACATATAGCTCACGCTATATTGGCAGCAAGAATAGGTACGCCTGAATATCTGGTAGCTAGATTTAAAAAAGAAAAGAAAGCTGCTATAAGACAAGCTAAATTAAGATTATCTAATCTAAAAATAGAAGAGATGAATCTAATAATGAAAAACAAATCTAAAATAATTAAACACTAATACATGCCAGAATTAAAGAGAACGTTCAGCGGAGGCGCCATGAACAAAGATCTTGATGAAAGACTCGTACCTAGCGGTCAATATCGAGATGCTTTAAATGTTCAAGTGTCTACTTCGGAAGGTGCTGATGTTGGCGCCTTGCAGAATATATTAGGTAATAAATTACCGACTAGCAGTATTGCTTCTAATATAGGTAATTATCCTTTTGTAGTTGGTTCTATACGTAGAGATGAAACTGAATGCATATATTGGTTTGTAACTAGTCAGACTAAAAGCTTGGTTATAGAATACAATCAATCTTCAAACACTATAACACCTCTACTTGTAGATGAAAACGGTGTATTGGGTTTTAGTAGAGACAACTTAATAACTGGCATAGAAATATTAGACGATTTTTTAATTTGGACGGATAACCTAACGGAGCCAAAAATAATTAAAATATCTAAATGGAGAGATGAATACGCTAATGGATCTTGGACGCATACGCAAGTAGATGGAGGAGATTTTGAAGAGAAGCACTGTACAGTAATAAAAGAAGGTCCTAAAAGCCCACCATCTTTAAAAATGGCTAGAACTACAAGAAGTGGACCAATATCTGCGACACTCAATAATAAGGCTTTTACCTACTTAGATGACGATGGAGATTGGCAACCAATAGAAACTGGTGAGTATACGGATCAAGATGGAGACGGTGATGCTGACTCTGCTTTAAATAGACCTCTAGCAAATCCTGCAAATAGTGAAATAATATTTTCTGGTACAGCTCCAGATTTTAGAGAAGGAGACAAACTAAAAATAACTTTGTTAAACACTGATGAAGACGTGCCTGACGAAGATGTTTATGTTATAGCTTCAGTAGAACAAACGTTTAAAGCTTATCCTAAAATATTTAAAATAAATATCGATGCAGTTAGTGAATATATAGAGCAGGGAGTTCAAAATTGGAAAGTTGAACTTATACAAAAACCTGCTTTGTTTGAAACTAAATTTGTCAGGTTTGCATATAGATACAAATATGAAGACGGAGAATACTCTACAATATCTCCTTTTAGCGGAGTAGCTTTTCTTGGTGATCAGTTTGATTATGATCCTAAAAAAGGTTATAATCTAGGCATGGTAAACCAATTAAGGGTGTTAGAGGTTAGAGACTGGGCACAAAACGTACCATATGGCGTCGTAGAAGTAGATATACTATATAAAGATTCTGTTTCAAATAATATATACGTAGTTAAAAGCATAAAAACCACTGATCCTGAGTACACGGATAGTGGAACTTTTCTTGATCCATATACTGGTAGATTAGAAATTGAATCAGAGTTAATATATAAAGTAATACCATCTAATCAAATATTAAGACCATATGATAATGTTCCAAAGAAAGCAAAAGCACTTGCAGTATCTGGAAATAGAATATTATTCGGCAATTATACCGAAAATTACAATGTAACTAAAGATAATAAAGAAATAACTGTTAAGTTTGCGTTAACTGTTTCAAGTGCAGAATATGCATCGACCTTCGCTGTACCATCAATAAAATCTCAAAGAACTTATCAATTAGGTGTAGTATATAGAGATAAGTATGGTAGAGAAACTCCTGTATTAACTGACACAACAGGATCTGTTACACTAAACAAAGGATTTGCAGTAAGCAGAAACCATATTAGGATTAGAATAACAAGCCCTATGCCAGATTGGGTTGATAGTTACAAATACTACATAAAAGAAACTTCTCAACCATATTACAACTTAGCGTTAGACAGACACTACGCAGCAGAAGACGGAAACGTATGGATAGCTTTTCCATCTTCTGAAAGAAATAAAATTCAAGAAGATACATTTGTTATACTAAAAAAGAGCACGATTCTGATAAATTTGTTGAAGACGAAGCTAAATACAAGATATTAGCCATAGAAAACGAAGCGCCAGATTTTATAAAGGAAGAAAATGTTTCTAAAGGTAAATTACAAAGAAATTTAATAGGTGGTTCTGGCAGCGTATACGCTGGTACTGGTTGGCCTTCGCCTGACGGTAGCTTTGTAGACATAAAAGCTGAAGATTGGCAAAAAATATATGGAGGTGCTGGAGATTCTCAATCAACAGCGATCCCAGTACACCAACTCTCAGATTTAGTTCTCAGAGTTTATAATGATAAAAATAGAACTAACTTTTACGAAATAGCTAACATACAGTATAGAGCAGATATTGCTCCTGTAGTATACAGAGTTTACATCCAAGGAACTTTTGACGACCAAGATGTTGCCTTTGTAGGAGATTACAATGAAAACGAAACTGATTTATCTTTAGAAATATTTCAAAAAACATCTAAAGCAAAACCAGAGTTTCAAGGTAGATTTTTTGCAAAAATACAAAGAGATCTTACTTTGAACAATTCATTGTTGCGCCAAGAGCAGATAGAAGAATATAGAGTAATAAACACACAATATGCATATGATCTGCAGGGTCGGAGTGGTAAAGGTTTTTGGAGAGATACTGTTAAAGGTAGATACCCAGGACAAACAGCTGTAAATTCCGGTACCAATACTTCAGCTCAATGGTTTTTCTGCAGAAACTCTTATCATCGCGCGCATTATGGCGGAGGACCTATGACTACTAATGGTGTTATAGAAAGAGGTGGAAAAGGTTCAATGACAGGTCAGGGATTCGGTTGTCGAGCTGGTGAAAATATAATAGAAATAGCTACTCACGCATTTGGACCTTCATTAGATAAATTTAAAAAGAATTAAGACAAATGGAGAGTTGGTGGTTGGACTGATTTAGGTAGAGAAGACAGAAGCAGAGAATACGCTGGCATGGTTACACTGCTAGAGACAATAGGTACGCAATTTAGATTTACTGATGACCCAGGTAAAGATGAAAATGTATACACTATCACTAATTGGTCTAGAACATATCTTGTAGCTTTCGACGATGTTTATGGATTAAGACAATTGACTAGAAATGCGCAAGAAAGAAATCTTGGTAGAACAACATTTAGCAGAGTGTTAAGATGGACAATAGAGCTAGACAAGCCAATACAATGGGCTCCGCAAGATAACGGAAAAACGACTCAATCGAGTGCTGCTTTAATTGAATTTGTAGATGTTTTTTCTGAAGATAAAAGCTTTACCTCTACAAATCCTGCTGTTTTCGAAACAGAACCTAAAGAAGTAGCTGAACTAGACTTGTACTACGAGGCAAGTAGAGCTTATTCTGCCACAGATCACGGATCAACTCAAAGATTGTTTTATAGCAATTGTTATAGTTTCGGTAATGGTGTTGAGTCTGATAGAATTAGAGATGACTTTAATGCTCCAATTATGGGCAAAGGTGTTAGAGTGTCTACTGTTTTAGAAGATCAATATAAAGAGGTTACTAAAAAATCTGATATAATATATTCAGGCATATATAACTCTACGTCTGGTATAAATAGATTAAATCAATTTATACAAGCAGAACAAATAACTAAATCTATAAATCCTTCGTATGGATCTATACAGTTGATGCAATTTAGGCTTGGTGATTTAGACGTTTACTTAGAAGACAACGTAGTTAAAATACTAGCAGATAGAGATGCTTTGTTTAACGCAGATGGTAGTAAAAACGTAGTTGCAAGTACAAATGTTCTTGGATCTATACAGCCTTACGCTGGAGATTACGGTATAAGTAAAAACCCAGAGTCTTACTCAAGATACGGCAACAGAGCATACTTCTCTGACAAAAATAGAGGCGTTATACTTAGATTGTCAGGTAATGGTCTCACACCAATATCTGATTATGGTATGGAAGATTACTTTAGAGACAAGCTAGCAGTGTCTGGGATAAAAGTAATTGGTAGTTATGATGAAAATAAAGATGAGTATAACTTAACTTTTACTGGTAATCCTTTTGATGAGACTATAAGGTTGTCAGAATATAATGAAACTGTTTCTTTCAAAGAGTCAATAAATGGTTGGAATACTAGAAAGAGCTTTATACAAGAAAGTGGTTTATCTTTAAACAATATATATTACACATTTAAAGATGGCCAGATATGGTCTCATGATAATGAAACTAGAAATAACTTCTACGGCACACAATATAATTCTTCTGTTAAGTTTATATTTAACGACGCGCCTGGTTCTGTAAAATCGTTTAAGACTTTAAACTATGAAGGATCTCAAGCTAGGGTATTTGTAGACGATCCAGATACAGACAATAAATTTTCAAATAGATTAGCAAAAGCGGGTTGGTGGGTTAGTTCTATAGAGTCTGACTTGCAAAGCGGCCAAGTTAAAACATTTAAAAACAAAGAAGGTAAGTGGTTTTACAATATACTAGGTACAGAGACTACTTTAGCTAACTTAGATACAAGAGAGTATTCAGTTCAAGGATTAGGATATGTGTCTGCTATAACAGGTGAGCAAGGACAAGATATAGAATTAGTAATAGAATAACATATAATGGCATTAATAAATTGTAGCATGGAAAAACGGGTGGTGGTTCTTACTGCCAACCAAAGCAACGTAACAAGCGTTACTTTAGAAATAATACCTGATCCAGGTTTTGTGATAGCAGCTAGAGACTTTGTTGCTGGAGCAAATCCTGACGCGGCGGCCATACAAAGCATAACGCTATCTGATAGCGAAACCACAGGTGGACCTCAAAACGATGGATCTTACACTGCTAATAATAAAATAAATGTTGTTGTAGACTTTGTAGATAGCTACGCGCCAAGCGCAAACGTTACTTTTGATATAGACCCTAGTGGAGCTGCTATAGCAGATTATTTAACACCCGTGAAGCTACAAGGAACTTTTGTAGTACCAGCAGTGCCAGATAAAGTTACTTTTGCGGCATCTAGTGTGTTAGATTTTGCATCTTCTGGCTCTACTACAGATTTTTACGCGTACGACAACCCTGGTGACACTGTAACTATAATGGTTATGACTATAGCTGCAACAACTAATGATTTTATAGACGAAGATCCAACGATAGCTATAACTAATACTAGTTATGACAATGTAGATCAAGATTATCAAATAACCAGAGTAGATACGTTAGACAGTTCAGAAAGACTAACTCAAGTCGTTTATACGATAAAAGCTACTATCCCTAAAGTCAGCAGAAGTGGTGATCTTATAACTTTCACAGGCGCAGGAGCTGATATACCTGGTTTAGATAAAAAGATATACGGCTATAGAATGAACACTGCTGATGCTGGTTTGCAAGGCATAAGTAGAAGACTAGAAGTGTTTGGTGATGTTAATGCTCAATTTAGAATAAAAATGGAGAGAGGAACCGTCTCTGGACCTACGTTTACTATAGATCCCACTAGCGGAATATATGTCTTTGACAACTCTCAAACTACAATAGCTAACATATTCGAACCGTCTACATCAAATACTACGTACCCATCTGAAATACAAAGCGATGGAAGTTATGATCCAGCTACGGATCCATATACGCTAGATAATACAGGTTTATTTTTCAAAAAAATATCTATACCAGCCGACGCTGCTGACACTGTATATAGATTTACTATAATACCGGAAACAGGGACGACTATAGACACTAACGCGCCGGGATATGTAGACGTTGATCCTGATCCAGATGTAATAACTTTTGACATAACTAGAAAAGGTTATGCGTTTTTTACTGCTAGCTATGAAGACAGGGTTGGATCAACTAGTACAGTAGAGTATTTTGATCACTTAGGAGACACCAAAGGCAGCGTTGAACCAAGAGGAAGAAAAAATACAGTACCTTCGCCACCATCTGACCAATACAACTATGAAATAGTAATAACAGATACGGCTAATGATTTTCATTTACCAAATGAAGAAAATACTTTTACGCTTACAGATATAAACTATACAAAAACATTAAATAATGGATTAATTACAGATCCAGTTGTAGTAGCAGAAGTAAGGGCAAATGCTAATGGATTTAATACTGCTGAGATACAAACAGGTGATCTATACGATAGCCATGCTTTGGCTGAAGCAGGAACAGAGCCTAGCTTAACTGTATCGCTAACAGAGGCACAAAGGCAAGCGCTAACTGATAAAATTAGTTTTAGTATAGCTAGCTTAAGCGATGATATAATTATAGTAGGCGATTCTCAGTTTCTTAAAATAAACTTTTTTACAACAGACGAAACTCCCGTGTACAAAAGCCAAACTATAGAAATACTTTCGAATTACAATGTAGTTGGTGGAGAAGATAATCAGTTAAACACAACAACTATAGCAGAGCCTGCGTTAGATAGAAGTAAATTATACTTAAACGGCACAAATGTACTTATAGATCGATGGGGAGATGACGATATAACCTTTGCTCACGATTTAGACACTTTTGCATTTACATCAGCTCAAACAGGTATAACTACTTTAGATTTATCATTTGATATAGCTGAAATGGTTAAAAAGTTTGCCAACTCTTTATTAAAACCAGCCGGCTACTTACAAGATGCTGGCTATTCTATATCTAAGCAGACTTCAACAGATGGTGTATCTTATAGTAAAACAAATATAACAACATCAACAACGCATGTTAAGTTTACTGTTAGCGGTGCGTTTTTAAATGCTCAAGATGGTTTACCTTCAGGGTATACTACTGGTAATTATACTTTATTGTTCGCGCCAAAACTAAATGATTCTATATTTGATAGCGCAGCACTGAGTATAGAGACACAACCAACTTTAACGTTAACTGATGGAAGCACTGTTGATAGAAATTTAGCGATATCTGATTTTTCAGTAATAATAAATTTTGGAAGTATATTATCTGGTTTATCTGCTTCAACATCTTATGAGTTTAACGCTAGCATAGTACATAGATTAAATAGTACTTACGAGTCGATAGGAGATGTAGAGGATGCTATAGGAAATACCGGAGCTTCACCAGGTTTAGCAACATACTAATATAACGAATATGCCAAATATAACATTTACATTAACACATCCGCTTAATCAAGCAATACAACCAGGTACAACTGATATTGCTTATTATTCCGACGCTAGCACCTATACATTTGCTGACTCTAGTACAGTTGCTTATGGTGATCCAGCGTCTATAGTAAGATTAGGCCCTATAACAGCCGTAGATTACGCTGAGCAGACTATAACTTGCGATGTATCTAGTAATACTATTCTACCTGCATCACAAGACTTTTTGTTTTTTAGTAAAGATAATAGAGCCAACATGACTAGTCTACTCGGTTACTACGCCGAAGTAGAGATAGAAAATAACTCTACTAAGAAAGCAGAACTTTTTGCTATGGGATCTGAGATATTTGAAAGTAGTAAATAATGTGTAACTATATAAGTATTAAATTAAAATGAAGAATAATTCACCATTAAAAAAAATAGATCCAGCAATGCTTTTAGCTAATGCACCACAAATAGTAGGTGGCGTAGCTGGTATTGCTAGTGGTATAATAGGTAGAAAGCCAATAAGAGAAGAGCAACAAGCTGCGCAAGCTGAATATAATAGATACAAAGCTCAACTTGAAGCTAGAGACACTTCTAACCCATATGCTAACATGGAGAACGTATATGAAGATCTTACGGTTAATACACAAGCAGCAGACTTTGCAGCGCAACAGCAAGCTCAAGGACAAGCAAACATAATGGATCAGTTTGCAGGAGCTGCTGGTGGAAGTGGTATCGCTGGCCTAGCACAAGCTATGGCGCAACAGCAAGCTCAATCAGCCCAAGCAGCGGCGGTTGATATAGGTCAACAAGAAAGATCTAACCAACTTGCTAAAGCGGGCATGGAAGGTCAGCTTCAAGCGCAAGAAAGAGAAGGTGAGCTTATGTCTAGGCAAATGGAGCAGCAGAAAACTAACACGCTATTAGGTATGGCTCAAGGTAGATTAGGTGCAGCTAACTTAGCTAGAGAGCAAGCTAAACAAGCGGTAATAGGAGGTATAGGTCAAGTGGCAGGTGGTGTATTGCCAGCTTTTGGTGAAATTGGAGCACTAACAGGAAAAGTAGGATAAAATGACAGATGATCAATTAATAAAAAACGCACAGAATCCATATCTTTATGGTAAATTTCTAGACGTAGGCACTGCTTTTAACAAAGGGTTGGTTCAAGCGAGTAATCTAAATAGAACTCAAATAACAGACCCAGTGAAAGCTGTTAAAAACAACTACGAAGATCAACTTGAGAAGTATTTAAACAAGTTACCAGATGATGTAGATTTAGGTGGAGTGCCAGCTAAGTATAGAAATAACATATCTAACTTTTTAATGACTCAAAAGCAAAATTATGTTATGCTTGCCAACCAAGTTAGTGATTATGAGGTTGGTAGTGAAATGTATATGGGTATAACTAATCAAATGAATGAAATAAGAAATTCGTTTGAAACGTTGAGCTCTCAAATGAAAATTTACGGAGATAGTAAAAAAGAGATAATACAAAAAATACGAAATCAATCTACGTCTCTTTCTCCAGAAAATCAAGCAAATGTAAACTTATTAAGAAGCGTATATAACGAAGAGTTTGATTTAAATATAGACGAGTACGGTAATATTAGTTTCATAGGCGACGATGGAGTTGTAGGTCTAAATGATTTACCAGGTTATGAATTGAAAGACTACAAGCTGGCTCAAGGCATGTTAAAGATGGGTGACCAAGCTTACAGTGCTGGTATTGTGCTTCAACCAGGTGGTATTAAATATAATCAATATCTCAACCAACTAACTTTAGGTATAGACCAAGGAGGTAGAAACTCTTTAATGTCTGTAGTATATGATGGTTTAATTGGAGGTGTTAGAATGATAGACGATCCCACAATTGCTCAAAATGTTGAAGCTTATAAAAATGGTAACTTAAATTTCGAAGACCTTAGAGATATTGTTGTAAACAAATACATGAACGCTTTAGTTGAAAACTCTAAACAGGGTTATAGAGCTAAGCAACGCAAAGCTTATGGTACAGTTAAAAATCCTATAAAAGAAAGAACTGACGAAGTGGTTGATCAATTACGTAAATTTGGTTTTACAGACGATCAAATAGCGGCATATATAAGAAAATCATCTATAGAAAACAAAATTAGTCTTGCCTCAATGCAAGATAATAGTCAAGATTCTCAGAGCGCATCAAGTGGTTATATCGGAGGAATGCAAATTAAATAATTAAATAAACATGGGTAACCCAACAGTTATAGATATACGTAAATATACAGCGGAGCAAAAAGCTAATTTTTTCAAAAACTATCCTAATGCAATAAGTGTAGGAAATGGAAAATACCAGATAGAAATAAAAACATCTATGGATGCTGCCGTAGAAAATATATCTTCTATAATTAACCAACAGAGAGATCCTGTTTTAGAAAGTCAAAGAACTAATATATATCAAAATATAAATAAAGTATCTGGCAAAAATATAAAGCCTGAAGAAGAAAAAGTGGTGACGCCAACGGGAAAGTCAATGCTAGAACAATCTAAGGGAAAACAAGCTGGTTATGTAGATAAAAAGCAATCAGATGCACTTTATATTCAAGACTTTCAAGTAACATACCCAGATAATCAGAAAGGGTTTATATCTTATTCTCAAATAAACGATCCAAATGTAAATCCTGAATTATACATTACCACTATTAAGTCTAAGCAAAAGTGGGAAGATCCAACTATTTTTGAGCCAAAAGAAATACGTATAGACTTAAAAGACGCTAATGGTAATTATATTGGTTTATCTGAGTCTAGAAAAGAATATCCGTTCGCTAAAGATTTAAACGAAATAAGAACAGAACTTACTGAACTTAAAAGTAAAAATAAATTACCTAAAGATATACCTAGTTGGCAAGGCGCAAGTCCTCCAGAAGAACTAGTTAAAAATATCTTTAAAGAAAGAAAAACAGAAGAAGACATAAATGATTACAAGGTTGCCGCGTATGATCGTTGGAGAAAGTCACATCCAGAAGGAGTTGCTGAAGCTACCGAAATTAGACTTGAAAAAGAAAAAAAATTAGGAACCGAAAAATATAATGAAGTTCAAAAGCTTGGAGGCTATCTAGAGGCAGAAAAAAGAGCTATAAAAGCACGACAGAAAGAAATAATATCTAGTAAAGAAAAAGGTCTTCCTATAGATACTGACAAAGTCTTACAACTGCAAAATAGAGTTAAAGATTTCCAAACGTCCGTTGGTGTATATAACAAAAAAGTTAAAGACATGCCAGACGTTATGTCTGATTTAACTAATATTGAAGAAGATTTATATGTGTTAAAAAAAGACTACAATCTTTTAAGGAAAGGCAGTTGGCTTACTACTACTACCTTAGGTGACCTAATATATGGAGCTGGTGAGTTTGGTGAAGCTTCAGCTAATCAATTTGGAAGACTAATAAGCGATGACTTTGAAGACTTTACTTTTATTTCCGATGTTACATTAGAAAGAAGAAAAAGAATAGCTGAAGAAAGAGAAAAGTTTAGACCAGATGTGTCTTTCGATGAAGCTTTTTCAAGTCCTGAAAATCTTGTTCAATTTTTATTTGAAGAGTCTTCAAGACAATTACCTATATTTGCATTGACAACGCTAACTGGTGCCTTTGGTAAACTTGCTAACTTAAGCGTTAGAGGCTCAGCCGCTCTATCAGGTGTATCGATGGCTACTATGTCTGCAGGTCAGCAGATAGGAGAAATGACTTACGAAGAGTATTTAAGTAAATATAATGACATACAAAAATATGGTGTTAATTTAGAATATAACGATCCTAAAAGAGATGAATTAAATAAATACGCTGTTGGTATAGGTGTTGGTTTAACTGAAGGCGCGTTTAGCGCAGTGCCTACATTCTTGCTTAGTTCTAGATTTTTTAAAAATGCTACTAATAGCTTCAAAAAAAGAGGCATGGCAGATTTATTAACTGGAGATGCAGCTAAAAAATACTATAGAAAAGAATTTGTAAAAGAATCTGTGTTGGGTTTTTTAGGTGAAGCTCCTTTTGAAGGCGCTACGCAGTTAATGCAGAACATAATTACTGGTCAAGAAGATATTTGGGAAGGTGTAGATCACGCTACGTTTTCAGGTGGATTTTATGGTACGACTATAGGTGGCGCAGGTGTGGCTATAGGTATGGGTGCTAGATTATTGATGCCTGAGACTAAAAAAATAGAAATAGATAATTTAACTAAAAGATTAAATAGTTTAAGAAAAGATTTAGCAATAAACATTAGTTTAAACAATTCAAATACTGTAGATGCACTAAGAACTCAAATACAAGACGTTAATTCAACTATAGAAGAAAAAATAGAAGAGTTTGAGGTACAATTTAGAAATAATTTTAGTAAAGGCGCTTTCGATGCATATAAATCAGCTAAAAAGAAACAAAGCGAACTAAGAGTTAAAGCTAAACAAATATATGATAGCGACTCATCTAATGAAGTTAAAAAAAGAGAAATAGATGCTTTAGCAGAAAAGTTTGGTTTACAGTCTGCACTTATAGATCAATTTAAGCAGAGTACAAATAAGTTTGATTTACTTAAGATTAATGATCCAAAAAAATACAATGACATAAGAGAGCAAGCGGTAAGTAAGTTAAAAGCAGAAGATGAAAGTTTTGGTGAAGGAAAAGTAGATGTTACAGAAGGCAAGATAAATAAAGTAGCATACGAAATATACTTAGGCCAAGAAATAGACGCTGATACACAAAGCGCTAACAAAGTGCTGAAAGATGTTAAAGAGAAACACAAAGGATACAATTTTGAAACAGAAAAAGAAGCTCTTGAATTTGCTAAAAATAGAATAAAAGATACTAATATTAGTAAAGTTGAGAGAGATTTTTGGAATGGATTAATTGAAGACGGAGGGGCTTTAAATGGACAAGCAGGTATATTAGACGGTATTTATACTTATATTTCTACTAAAGAGTCTAAGATAAAAAATGAAAGAGCTGGAACTGCTACTCACGAAGTGTCGCATTTAATTCTTTGGGATTGGATAACAGATAAAGGATTGGACATAGACGAAGTAGCAAAAAATATAGAAGGATATTTAAAAGAAACAAACCCTCAAATATATTCTGAAATGTTTGGTGTAGTAGACCCAACACAACGTGTTGAGGTTGATGCCGAAGGTAAATTTATTCCTGAAGAAATAGTAGTAGGATTTTTAGAGCGCATAGGCAGAATAGACACAACGAAGAAAATAAATCAAAGCTTCTTGTATAAAATAGGAAGATTATTTAATGATAAGGCTAAAATAACTACAGACCTTTCTACTCAACCAGCCATAATAGATTTTATGGTCAAAATGGGTACAAAAATAAAAGAAGGTACTTTTAGCTTGCAAGATGTGCAAGAGATTGAAAAAAGTGAAATATTTAAAGAGCTTACTACCAAAAAGAAAGCAGCAGATACTGGAGACATAAAAGCAAAACCGGAAACTAAAAAGTCTTTAAGCATATTAGACACTATAAATAATTTGGTACCCAAAGATGTCAAAACAAAACAAGAGTTTCAAAGTAGACAAGTATTTAACCCAATATTCAATGCCACTCAACCTGGAGGAGCTATATATAACTATGTTAATTCTAGAGCGCTTTCTGGAGAGGAAGCAGAAATAATGCTTGAAGGTATTGTTGATAGACTAATAAACTACGATCCAGCAGCAGTTAGAAAAACTAAAAGTGGTGAGCCAATTACTTTCGGTGAGTTTATATTTGCTAATACTAGATTTAGTAAGCTAGATGCTAAAAAACAATTAGCTATAGAATCTGAAAGAAAAGCAGAAAGTTTAGATACAGAAGAGGCTAGACAAGTTGCTGATGAGCCTATTGCTGAAACTACTACTGAAGCTCCAAGGGTTGAATATAAAAACTTAGTGGAAAGCAAAGTGCTACCTGAAGAAATGGTAGCTAAAGTAAAAGACAAAATACTACTTATAACTAAAACACTTAAATCTCGCATCGACGCTGCAGTGTCCATAAATAAGACTGTAACACCTTTAATGTCTGAGATTAAAAAAGAAATAGGTAAGCAAGCAGATATTGAGTTTAAGAAAATGCTAGGCAGTAAAGCTGGAGGAGAGTTGAGAAATAACTTCTTAAAACTTAAAAAGCCTATACTCGAAAACATGACTACAACTTGGCTTATGCAAGGCATGCCTTTTGCAATTCAAAAGTCTGTTGATGGTAAGTTTACATCTGACTGGGAAGGCAAGAAAATAGATCGTGAAAGCGTTGGCACTGACAAGGCAGGTAGAACAGCTGGTGCGCAGTTAGTTAGAAGACTACCTAACGCTGCTAATAAAATTACTGACGAGCAGTTCTTGACTTACATGTTCAAAGGTGACGAAGTTATTAGAGGTAGAAAAGAAGCACTAGCGAAAGCATTAGCTGAAGAGTATGCGCTTGACGTGTATAGAGAGCAGTTGCTAGATCCAGAAAGTGAAATAAGAAAAGCGTTTATAGAAAACCAAGAAAGAATAGGTGTAGAAATTGCTGAAAACACAATACAAGAATTTTTTAGACAAGCTGAAAGAGGTAATGTAAAAAGATCAATATCAATAGATCAACTTAAAGGAGAAGTTAAGGTTATCGTCGCGCGAATAAAGAAAAAAGGTAGCGATATTGAAAATGTTATAGATGTAGAAAATAGTGAAATTATAGACGAAGAATTAAAAAAGAAAAAACTAAGTCAAATGGCTATAGATCTTATTGTGCACGGCTTTGGCAACAATTTAATAGATTTTGAAAAACAAAGAAGATATGTTGAGGGTATTTTAAGCAACCCTATCATACCAAAGTACATCACGGAAGGTTTTAAAACTATAGACAAGAATTCAGATATTAAAATTAGAAAAGCTTTTGCCGAATCAGCTACGGATTTTGCTGCAAATTTAGACCCAAAAGTAATAGAACTTTTAGGTGTTGATTTCTTAGGTTTTATTAATAGAGTCCTAGATCCAGCTGCCAAGAAAATTGATGAAGTTGCTACTCAGAAAGCAATGGACGAATATTTTCGTAAAAATGGTAAAAAAGGAAAAGGCCTTACAAAGTACTTAAAAGGCGAAAATGGCGAAAATATTACTGGTGATTTTTACAAAGAGTTTCTAAATATATCAAGCTTATCTGGTAAACCAGGCGATCTTCCTAGCGACATAGATATGTCAAAAGTTAGGCCTATGAACACTAGTATAAGTAACGGTTTGTTCGATAGAATAAATAGAATACTTAATAATAAAAAAGGTAAAAACTACGACTATAGCA